CATTCTCTTTTTGGCTCTTTCCCTGGCCATGCTCCTTAATACACTCATTTCTTTTTCCCTCCAATCTTTCCGATCAAACAAATAATGATTAATGTTCCGCAAATAATACTTGTAATGATTATTCCTGTCATGCTTTTTCCTCCTGTAATATCGGCCGCCCTTTTTCATCGTAATCAAAGAGCTTCTGATTTAACACAATGTCCTTTGCTTTCGTCAGTAGGACGCATCTGCCTTCATTGCTGTCAAATGCCGCCTTATCGAGTTCTGTTGCCATCCTTTCCCGGAGTTTCCGCTCGTATTCCTTTCCGGCTTTCATGTGAATTTCGTGTTCAAAATGAATCAATTCTTTTCGTTCTGCTTCTGTCATTTTTGCCTTTTTTAAAGCTTTAATGTATTCACGCATTTCAGTCTCTACCTTGATTTTTTCATCGAGCTCTTCCTGCAGTTCTGCAATCTTTTCCTCCAATTCTGAAATCTTTTCATCCTGCCTTGCCAGCTGCTGGCTCTTCGTATAGTTCCCAATCATCAAAGCGTCGTAATCGGGAACGCTTAATTTTACATATCCATTTTTCATTGGTTTTCCTCCTTAAAATAATTTTATTTGGTCAAGTTCCTTCCCTTTCGGGACCTTCGGAGTTTTTGGCTTGTAACCTGCTGTTTCTCCGAAGGCGTCTTGATATTCCGGCTCTGCTTCACAAAGAATAAAATCCTTGCAATTATTCGCGTGTTTACAACTGCTTACCGACCGAAATTCTTTTTTTGCGTCACAATATGGTACATTATTCACACAGAGATTTACGCAATATCTGCAATACTGTTTCATTTTTCCTCCGGCTCTTCCCATGCGTGCTTCACGGCGGAATAAACCGCTTTATAGATTACATTCATGAGTTCTTCCTTCGTGAGACTTAATGCTGAATCCTGACCATTATTCCCAAATCGGATATTTGTAAGATTCTCTAATCTGACATTAACTTCTTCAATCTTTGCCAAAATATCCTGTTGCCACAAATTGTTTAATTCTTCAGCCGGTGTTAATTCGGGTAATTCTTCTTTCGTTTCTTCCTTTGTCGGCAAGTAGGATTCTAAAGGAATACCTTTTCCCTCTAACCACAATACGGCAACTTTGCCGATTTTGTTCCGTTTGACCACGTTGTGAAAATATCCAGGTTCAAAGCCTATCATTCTTGCAATATCCGCTTCCGTATTGTTAGGAAATACTCTCTTTAATTCCGTCCTTAATTTATATCCATCAACTTCATAAGTTTTACAATTCATATTATTCTCCTTTTCATAAGTAATTCTTCTTGAATATCTTCAAAAAATCTAATTCCGGATAATACTGCTCAAACATCCTTTGACCAAATTTCTTTGTTTCGGTCATTTTCCCCGGGACATTGTGAATCTTATAATGGCACTCAAAGCAGATCGGAAGCATTAAACCATATTTCTCTGATTTCTTCTTATTGGCAGCATTGAAAATATGGTGTGGTGTCTTACAAGCCGGTGCACCGCAGATATAACAATGCTCCATATCATCAGTAATTATTGATTTATATGCCATGCAGCCTCCATTCTTTTAATTTCATCAGGAGCAAGTGTTTCAATCCCCAGCTCTTTCGCATCCTCTATGGTACCATCAATCAATTCTGCCATTTCCTTTGTATCGTATTCATGTGACGGTTTTAATACTGCCCAATGGGTGAAATCCTTGCCATTTACCTCGCCATATCCTACCGGTACACAATGTATATCTTCTCTCTCCAGCATATCCACATTTGATACAATGGAAATAATTAAAGGTCCATCTTCCAATATTTCTCTCTGGCCGTATTTGGCAAGTAGTAAATTCTTTGCCCTCTGCTTTGATATTTTCAATTTCTCGGCTATTTTGCCTAATAGTACATGAAAATATGCATTGGCATTCAAAGACCTCTTATTTCGCCTTGTGGTGATTTCTATGGACAGCTCCTTTTCTTCCATCCCCCGAATTTCGTCAAAGGAATCCACCTCAAATGTCACTCTCGGCTTTCCATCTAAGCTCCGGGAATATTCAACGATTTTGCCAACCATTGTTCACTCCTTATCGGTATATCCACTATTTTTCTTGTACCATTTTTTAAATGGATCCCATACAGTTTTTGTATTGCAATGTCATAGCATTGTTCCATGCCCATCCGGTACAAATTCAATTGATGACCCAAATATTCCTTATCCAATGTGGATGTGGTTTTAATATCTGCTACGGCATTAAGGATTTCATTTTTTCTCGTTAGATTCTCAAATCTTATAATCAAATCTAATCTGCCTGCATAGGTTTCCCCGGCAAAATCAACGATTATCGGTAATTCATTTTCTACCACCTCAAATTTATAATACTTTTGCAGAAAAGCAAAATCCTTAACCTCCATCAAATCAGATTCAATACCATCTTTGCAGTAATCCTCAATGGCCTTGTGAATCATTGTGCCTCGGTCTGCTGCCTTTTTCAGCGTATTGGCATCCACAGAATCATATTTCTTGCCAAATTTCCTGTTTAAAAGCTGCGTGACCGATTGCACAATAACGCCATCACATAAATAAAGATGCTCATCCGGGAAAAATTCTAATGTTCTACCATTGATTTCCCAACTCTCCATTATTTGACCTCAACTTTCACATAAGCAGATTTGGGAGAAATCTTACAGTAGGCATTGTAAATGTCCGGCAATTCTTCTTTTAATGTCTTACTGTCAATTCTTTCCTGTGTAGTCTCCGGAATAAGAGTAATTACCAAGCCGTTCTCGCAGGAAATCTTCTTAATGTCATTCTCTGACATGGCATCTTTCAGCTCTGCTTTAATCTGCTTTTCCAGTTCGGTTAATTCTTTAACCTTAATCTCCAATTCCTTAATCTGATCCGCCAATGCCGGTGCCAAACATCCCTCGACCACTCTAATCTCATCCATGATTTAATCCTCCTTTTTCTTTGTCTTTTCGGTAATAACCATACTTGCTGCCTCAATCGGCATATCCTCAATCTTTTCTACACCTGCCCATTTCAGCATTGCAGGCAAGTCTTTCTCCGGTACCAAAGTCTTAATCAATTCAATCTGCTTTGCAGATGCCTTTTTGCCGGAAAGTTTGTTTTCTGCTTTCGGCTCTTCTTTCTTTTCTGCCTTTCCTTTCGGTTTCACCTCGTGGCATTCGGCATCAGGATCCACCATTTCCTCTGTCGGAATACAGAATACTTGGAAACAAGCATACTTAAATGCAATGCTCATTGCCTTATTTGTTGCCTTATCACCGGTATCCATTCCCTCTCCGATTACCACCGCAGAAATATTGGATCCATCCTCTGCAAAGAATGTATATTTAACCTTGCAGATAGAATAAATCAGCAGAGTGCCTTTGCTATTGGTCCGCTCTTCTCTGGTCTGCTCCAATATCTCCGGCACAATGAATAAATGATGCTTAATCAATGCCGGACTGATTGCGTTCATTACCGCATCAATTCCACGAAACATAAATCCCTGCTGCTGATTCTTACTGTCCTTGCCAACTGCTCCGATCTCGCCCATAACGGCTGAAATCGTTTCAAAAATGTTCTTCTTTTCTTTCATCTCCATGATAAATCCTCCTGTTTACTCATTTCCGATCACTTTGTTGATTTTACCCTCGGTAATAATATTACACTTTTTCCCATTCTCAATTCTGACAATCGTTGTGGGAGAAATCCCGCACAGCTTTGCCAAATCCACCTGGCTTAATCCATGTTCCTTTCGGTATTTAAGGATTCTGTCTTTCATCCGGCTCACCTCCTTTCCGTCAATTATTATACTACAACTTTCACCCTCTTGCAATCTGTTTTTGTCTGTTTCTTTCAATTTCCGCACGTACCATTTTCTCATCCGATACCAGTAATTGCATTATCTCCAATGCATCATATCCGGTCTTTTTGGACCATGTGTGAATGCATCCGTGCAACACACTTACCAGCTCATCCTCTTCCTGTATCTTTAATAATTCATGTGTACATTGGGTCTGTACGGAAAGCAGCATTTTCAGGTATTTATTCGTCATTCATATCCTCCTTATCCTGCTCCAACATAGCAGAAAATATCATCATGCCAAGAAACACTCCAACAATCACTCCACCGCAAAAAGTAACAAAGAATCCGACATAATCAACCACATTTACCATATCAAACACCTCCAAAATGTAATACAAGCAGGATCCACTTAATAATGAATGGTGCTGCGCATATTACTGCTCCCAATGCCAATGTTCCCAGAAATTCAAATCCGTTCAATGTTACATCAACCTCGGAAAATCCAAACTTTAAGTTTTTCAATAATTCCACAAACCTTTTAATCATCCTGGCATCCTCCTTATGCTTCCTCCTTAAAATGCTTTTCCAAATTGTAGATTGTTTCCGGGTCAACATTGTACCCGAGTTTCTTTGCAGAAATAGCCGCATCAATCGCCTTAAACTGTCTGTATTCCTCCGTCTGTCTTCTCCTTGCCCTCTTCTTATTTGGATTATTGTATTTTGAAAATCTCATGTTTTCCACCCTTTCTGCCCTCGTAACCTCCGGGGCGGGTGGTTGGTTTCATTTATGAAGTTCGTTGTAAAGCTGTTCTCCAACAGATTTTTTGACCGATTCAAAAAATATCTGGTCGGTAAGCATATGGAACAGTCCGACATAGCATTTAAGACCGTGAATTTCATCTGCCGTCAAAACAGGCTCGAGGGCTTCCCACATCTTTTTCTGCATAGCCGGAGTCTGTCTAAGAATCTCTTTTGCAAAATCCTCCATACGTTTTAAGGCTTCGTAATCCATTTTATTTCCTCTCAAGTTTCATACCTCCTTCAATTCATATACCGGAATCCCATTCGGAAATCCATATCCATCTTCCATTTCTCTCTTATCCTGATGCTGATATCTCTCGATCCTAATGGTTGCAATCTCGATATTTCTGCAAACTTCCAACATCACCGGGGCATATTCTCCAACCTTCATCCAGATTTCAACTTTCTTACTCTTTCTCATATCTTTTTTCCTCCTATATGTGTTTTTGTCTCCTTACATTTATTATATTACTACAATTTCCTACAATAGTCAACAACAATTTATCATTTTATCAAAAAAATTTGCATAAAAAAAGACGGCATATTTCAGCCGCCTTTTCGTTAATTTCCATATTCAATTTTTCGCATTACGCTCTCATACAATGGCCGGTTTTCCACATAAAGCAATTCCATTAACTCATCAATCACGGAAAAGGCCTTATCAATGCCAACCTGCTCAACGATCTGTGAAAATTCAGAATTGCTGTATGGAATCTCCGGTGTCCTGTTTTCATAAGAATACTGCTCCGGTATTGGATCCGCACTTTTTCGGTCTAAAAGCTGGTAATAAGCCGCCAACTTCATGCATGTATTCGCATTCGGGTTTCTCTCACCCTCACATTCGGCAATCGCAGCTTTCAAATCCTGCGTGGTTATCATTTACATCTGCTCCATCTTGCGGATGAATTTCTCAAATTCCATTCTGGTCCGCTCATCCGGTGCATCTTCCATCAATTCCCGCAGCTCCATTACCATATCATGTCCGGAATATCCCTCACCGGAATATCTACCCCGGGAATCTCTTCTTGCATTGGATCCTCTTCCTCTGGCCATTGAATAATCACGCTCATTGGAATAACCGCCTCTTCCATTTCTTTCATTGGAATAGTCGCCTCTTCCATAATTCATCCGGTTAGTATATCCCATTGCACCGGAATACTCGCTCTCGTCATATTTCTCAATGATTTTATCAAGATTCTTGATTGTATGGGCAAGGGAATCAATTGTCGATAATGAGCCGGCTGACATTTTGCCTTTATTTGCATATTCTTCAAGCTCGGTGCAGAGAGTTTCTTTTAATTTGTATAATTCTTCCATTTTTACCCTCCTATGCGATTCTTGTTATAACCAGATTTGCATTCTGAACTTCAATGGTCGGTGTCGGATCAACCGCCGGATCATTTACTGTGGCATCCACATACCTCACGGATGCGGAAAAACAACATCCCTTCGGAACGGTTACGATTGCCGTACTTGTAACATTACCGAACTCATCCACCGCCTGCGGAGTAAATATTGCCTGACTTGTTACCCTCGGCTCACCATTTACCGCAATCGCCAAAGAAATCGGGGTTACTTCTCCACCTTCGGGCACTGCGATATTTCCATTAAAGGTCAACTGATACCTGGCAAAACAATTCGGTGTCTTACCTTTTAGAATAAAAATTCCTGTTTCATCTTCGTGATATACACATCCGACATTACAAGGAATAGATGCTGTAAACAGTACAGGCCCATTTAAAGCCACATTCTGTAATGCATTAGCAAGATATTCTGCCATAGGTCACACCTCCTTAAAAGTTACCGCATCCGCATCCACAGTTCTGGTTCTGGTTACACTGAAAAATCGGGGTTCTGCCAAAAACCGGGGTTGTGGGCACCGGACAAGAATTGAGTCGGTTATAAAGGGCGTCAATTTCTTCTCCCATTGCTACCCTTCTATCGGCAGCGTTAACCTGCGCGCTTAAACCATCAATCACATTCTGCATTCCTGCAATGCGGTTCTCATAATTCTGCTTTACGCCGTCAAGTTCAAGCTGGCAGAGCTTGTCAAGGATCATCTGATTGCCCCTATTGGTAGCATCTATGATATCCCTGGTATTATTTGCATCCGCAAATCTTGTCGCGTTGCCTTCATTCTGAACAATGTTCTGTGTCTGGCAAGTAGCAAGTCGATTATCGCAGCAGCACTGTGCAAGCTGGCTCTGTAAGCCATTAAATCCTGCGTTCATAGCGGTCTGATTTGCAAAAGCGGTCTGCATATTAGACATCTGACGAGCATTTGCAGCCGTTTCAGCATTCGCAAAACCATTGGCAAGAGCCATCTGCATATCGCCACAGCAATTGCAAAGCTGCGTTGATAAAGCGGCAATGCTATCACGGACAGATGTAATATTGTCATTCAATAATGCGTTCTGGAATCCGGCATTGGTATTTGCATTAATTCCAGACTGTCCATTAAGCAGCCAAGGGAAATCGTAACCGAGAGCCATGTTGCCAAAGCCTCCCATTCCTCCGCCGAATCCCCAGCCGCCGCAGGCGATTAAAAGTAAGAGAATAATAAATCCCCAATCGTTGCCGAAACCTCCGCCAAAGCCGCCGTTTCCCGAATAAGCCGGAGTGACAGGCATATAAAATCCATTGTTTTCATCTGTTAAAGCCATTTGTGTTTCCTCCTTTAATTTTTTTTTAAGGTTAGCGGCTCATCATTTTTGATGAGTCGGTCGGCTCCTCAGATTTGAGGAGTCATATATTAAAAGCCTGTGCACCGACTTTTAATTTCTTCTCATGAATTGCTGATTCCACATCTGTTTTGCCTGATTCACCTGCGCCTGATTCACTCGCCCGGTGTTAAGTAAAAACTGTGCCATTTCATCCGGTGTTTTAATTCCTTGAATCTCGGCAGGATTGATATTTACTCTCCGTAAAAGATCCATTATATTGTTTGGCATATTAAACCCCTGATTCATCATGTGCCTCCTTTTTAAGTGCCTCTATTTCTTTCCAAATTTGCCCAATTTCGCCTTTTATTGATTCAATAGCAGAATTGTCCGCCTCGGTGTTTTTCTCCTCTAAAATCGGCTCCTGTGCGTTTTCTTTAACCAATTTGTATTTCTCAAATACCGGTCTGTCTAATTGCGAAAATCCCATTGTCTTTGTATAGACATATGGCGCCGTTTCATCCTTGAAAGTTATTGAATTTCCAAATCCTACCGGATAATTTCTAGCCTCCATTTCGGACCTTACGGAAACAAAGCCGCCATTCTGAATCTGCATTGGCTGTTGTTGTGGTTGTCCATAAGGCATTGGCTGATACGGATAATTGTTGTAATTGTAAGCCATTTCTTCTTCCTCCTTTAATATCCCTCTCGTCTGTACCAGAAATATTGTGGAATCTCGTTGCTTGAATCCCAAGAATCATATATATTTCCATCAACAATTGTTGCCACATGATTTCCAAATCCCAAAACATAAGTACCTTTTGGATAATCCCGGGCAAAATCTGCTGCCGTATAACAATCCGGACAAGTATTTGGAATCGCTTGTCTGTAAAATCCATTTCTTCTAAGTAATGCTCCCCAAACGCTGTTTGCATGCATCATATCGCTCATTACATATCCATTCGCCGACAACATTGCATAAGCCGTCTCCCAATCAATATCCAATGCTTTTGCAATCGCACGAACAGCGCAATCCTCAATCCTTCTAGCGGCTGGATTTGGGTTATACTCAATCCACATATGCATCTACCTCTTTTTTATCAAAAAAACATTCGCCACTATCAATAATCTCCAAGACCGCAATTGCAACCTTTAAGACAGTAATAGCAGGAATGTCCTTTATATCTTCTCTTTCCATTAACTTTTTACATAAAAGGTTGTTGTCCATTTTCAAACCCTCCATGCAAAAAGCATACAAAAAAGGCACCCGATTCACGAGTACCTTTTCGGCTCATTTTTTGTTCAATTTACAAATTTCGGAATATCACGATTTCATGTCTATAAATAATTCTCTTCACTTGTGCAACAGATATATCAAATTCCTCTGCTAACTTCTCATAAGTGATGCCATCAATATATCTTCTCTTCAACAGATTTCTATCTCTTTCGGAATGAATATATTCCTCAATCACTTCAATCATTCTGGAATTGGTATAATCTTTCATGCTTTCCGCTTCCTTACTCTCCCATCACCACCACAATTCTTACACTTTACATATCCGGTGTTTCCTCCGGTTTTCCGAACTCTCTTTTTAGTTACCGTCACCTTGACTTTCTGCCTCGCCATAATAATCACCACCTACCACATAATTACTTCCTTCGGATGTTTCTTGTTCGGCTTCGATTTCTGTCGTAACCTCATCAGTAAAAGAATTTTCATAATAAATCCATGCTCCATTGGTGCCAAGTAATACAGCAATCAGCACCAATATTACAATCCACAGTCTTTTGTTTGCTCTCTCCATCCGGGCCATGTCGCCTTCATGGGAAAAATAAGGTATCATTCTTTCATCCATAGTTTCGACCTCCTACTTAATTCGTATCTTTTGCCCTGTCTTTATCAAATTCGGGTCTTTTATTGTTGGGTTTAGTTCCATTAGTGCCTTAATGGTGGTGTTATAGCGCCTTGCTATCCCCGACAATACCTGACCCTTTCTTACAATATGATATATTTCCTCCGAATTTACAAGTCCTTTTTTTTTGAGATATATCTTTTGGCCGGGCAAAATAAGATTCGGATTTGTAATTTGAGGATTCAGTTTCAAAATTTCGTCCGTAGTCATGCCGAATTTAGAGGCTATTGTGGACAATATATCGCCCCGTTTAACCACATAATAATCTTCCGTGGGGGTTTTATCATCTTTTGGTTTTTCGGGCGTTATTTCGGCTTGTGGCGAATCTATTTTTACCCACTTTGTAGGTTTACCGTGGTGTGTCCACTTTCCGTTTTTAGCACCGCCTTTATGCCGTCTGCGTGTACCGTCGGAGTCTACCCATGAAAACAGAATCCCGCCTCCCCATGCACCAGTGCATTCAACGACATTGTAATACTGATTATCTTTGTAATAACTGCCGATATATCCGCCGATATGTCCTTTCATGTAAAGCACTTCCGGGACTCCGTTCTGCAATTTGGAAAAGTCCTGTGATATATCCGTGCATTGTGCCAATAACTCCGCCTCTGTACAATCCCCGGTATTTGATAGATTACGTTGAAAATATCCCGCATCCTGTCGTGTCACATCGTATCCATTAAAAAGTGCCTTATAAAGGTTCACGCAATCCGCACTTATCCGCCCGTCTGTGTGAATATAACAAAGATTATACGGGTATTTATTCTTGTAGAATGTGCGCTTACTTGCCATTCTTTTGGCACGGTCAATCAGTTGCGCCGCCGTCATTATCACTTTCGTCTGTTTCGCTATCATCTACGACATCCTCCTTCATTATTCTTGCCACATCTACTGCGGATTCGGCAAACATATACGCCGCACAAGCACCACCTAAAACGATAAGGTATTTTAATTCCTCCGCCCGTTCTGTGCTGATTACGCCCGTAAATACGAGTAGTGCCGGAATAAACACGGCAAGCAATGCCCAAAATTTTCTACTACTGATTTTTCGCTTAAAATCATCCCATGTCATAGAACATCCCTCCTTTTAATTTTTTATGTAAGAAAATTTCACAAAATCTCAAATTTTGAGATTTAATGCCCATTTTTGACTAAAATTTGCAAAAATCCATTTTAAAATGCTCAAAATCCACTTTATTTGCGCAAGGGATGCAGGATTCGAACCTGCAAATATAGGTACCAAAAACCTATGCCTTAACCGTTTGGCGAATCCCCTACTTTCCAAAAACCACCTCATGCAGCTTTGTTGAAACATTCTCCAATTCTTTGGTATTGTTGCCATTCTGCGCATGATCCACCAACACCCATTGTGCCTCCAGCATTAAATTCATGGTCTTTTTGATTCCATTGATGGAATCATAATCCCTCTGCAATTTTTCTTCATACCCGGCGAGAATGGTTTTGTATTCAAGGTCACGTTCTTCTAATGCCCTTACTCTGCTCCTCAAATCATCCGTAGGCTGTTTTTCAGCCTTCACTCTTGATTCAATCTTGTCCCACAGAGTAAGGCATGTAATGATTCCTGCGAATACTGTTAATGTTGTCTGCCACCATTCCATTTTACACCTCCGTCAATGTATAGATTACTTTCATCGATTTGCTTGCGTCTTTTGTGACGGCTGTTTCGAGGTTATTGATTGTTGCGAGATACATCGGGAGCTGTACGATAGGCGATTGATAACCGGAATTTTTATACTGTGCGCACTGGTAATATCCGCCTGACATATAGGTTCCCCAGGTTCCCCAGCTATAACTTCCGCCGCCGATGCTTCTTACGTTGTCGGCGTCAATAACACGGATCGTGTCGTTGACGGTGTCTATTATTGCGAGCTTGCTGTCGCTTCCGATGGATATTCTTATGATATACAAATCGGGACCGATCGTGACAGTTCCGATTCTGTTTCCAGTTGCTCCGATGGCCGTAAGAGCTGCGGTTCCATCGAATTCGACGGTTCCGTCAAGATTTAAAACGATCGGTGCGTATGGTGTGGCATTTGTAAATACAATAAGCCGGTTGTCTGCTGTGAATCCGCCCTGATATCTATATGAGTAACCGGCAGATAAATCAACGGCTGCGGAGTAACCGTTCGTGACTGATTTTGCTGTCGCTGTATGGGTTGCGCAGTTATACTCGATATAATAAATAGTGTCCCCTGCTGCGATGTTCGTTTTCCCCTCCGGGAATAGGCGAATTATATTGTTTCCGCAATAATTCGAAAGGATAAGGACGTTTCCAAAATAAGTGACGAGCGCTGTTTCGGCTGTTAGGTCATGTGTGTATTGCGTGGAAAGTCCGGCGAAAACAGAACCGCTCGAAATTCCGCAGGTCCTGTATTCTGTGGCCGTGAGAACTCCGTTTTCAAATGAAAATGTGTATCTCTTCCCATTATCGGCCATTAAACCGAGAGCTCCGGTGGAGTTGGTCTGCGCACTCGGCTTGTATAAATAACCGAGAGTGTTGCTTTTATGATTTTCGCTATAAGCTCCGTTCTTATTTCCATAACCAACCATTCCGCCTTCTCTGGACGTAAGGCAGACGCACCCGATGTCTCCGTTGGCCTGGGACGTTGAGAAATCCCACACCTGCGTGATGGCATTCCCGGAGGCTGACGATTCGAGACTGTTATATGATCCAAGCTCGGCCGGCACTGTTGCGTTAGTGACGTCTGCGATTCCTTTTCCAACCATTACGTTTCCGGCCGGCATGAATTGTGATCCTGCCGTTATGGCGTCACGGAAAAGAAGAAGTCCTCCGGCCATTGCTTTCCAAGGGGCAGCGATGGCACTGCTTCCGGACTGGTAAATATTCCGATCGGGTGAATCTGCTGAATCTTTGACAAACTTGGCGATAATGCTTCCCTGGAAAGTGTTGTCTGATTCGTATCTTTCGACGAGTCCGTGCTTTGTCTTTAAAATTATTGATGTGTGACCGTAAATTAAAGGTGCCATTCTGTTTTCCTCCTGTGTTTTATGTTTCGAGTGCTTTCACCCTTGCTTCAAGTTTCTTAATGTAATCAACCACCGCCCCGAGGTTGCCGTTCGGGAGTTTTGAATAGCCGACGGTGACCGTGCCGTTCGCATCGCTCCATACTGTGTTCGAGCCTTTGAGCAACTCTATATCTTCGGGAGTTAGTGTTATTTCGGTAGGAGTTGCGAGTTCGTAGCAAAGTTGTACTCCAGACATTGCTGTTTTGAATGTTTCCGCATCTGTATATCTGTCGTCACGGATATATATTTGTGAGTTTATTGTTCCAAAACAGAATTGTCCATCTTCAGCAGTATTGCCAAATGTATTGGCTGCTCGGTTTGATATTTTTTTATACTGCGATGCCATAGCCTCGCCTTGATTTGTAAAGTTATAATTGGGAAATGACCTTGTAAAAAATGGGTGGGCATAATTTGTGTTATATACCCAATTTAACGTTCCCATATCCACCATACCCATATTAGATTGACCTTCTCCACTCACAAAATCATAACTACCGCCCGCTACGGGTTCGTCGAAGGTTGCGGTTGCGATGTTAGTACCTACCATCTCACTTGTTCCTGTATTATAAGGATAATAATCGTTAGGGTACATACTGCGAAAAAATGCTACTCCACTTCCAGCCGTTGCTTGTTCGAGGGAATAAATGTAATCGGCTATCGTGCTACCGAACATTTGAGTGAGGTCGATAATCATTACATTCTTAATTTGAATAGTTGCATTTGTGGTCTGCGTGACAGTAGGCTCAATGATACAAATATTTGGATTATTATTTGTGGAAATTACTACGGCATAATCATTCCATACACCCGCTGAAAGCATTTTTATTTTTCCTACCGTATTACCAGCAAAATCAAATCCATAAGTACCAGCAATGTCGGGATTGATTTTTGCCGTAATTATATATTTATGTCCGACAACGGGATTATTTGTTAAATTCTGTTTTGCGCCGTACTGATAACCGCCACCCTCACTTAATGCCGTAATCGTCATTATGCCGTTAGCGATACTCACGGTAGTTTTCGTGTTGTTATAAGCGCTCCAATCACTATTTGTGGCAAAGTTACCATTATTGATTTGCTGATTAAAATCAACAGTACCACCAAAGTTGGAATCAATAGTCCATAATTGAGCATAATTTTCATCGCATTTGTTCAAATTCAAACTATCCCACAAAACAAACGGTCTTATATTCGTCGGTGACGGGTCGCCCGTTCCGCTCTGTTTCGGTGTAAACGTCACGACCGCCGACTTCGCTCCGCCGGATTGCTCCGTGGTTAAGGTGACGGGGTTGCCGGGTGTGGTTGTTTGGGTGTCGGTTAAGGCGACGATTATGTCGGTCACGTCGTCGTCCATGTCGGCTTTTGCTTCTTTTAACGCAAGGGCGGCAGTAACGTCGGATGTATTCGCTTTTGCGGCAAGTAATTCGTCTACCTCAAGTTTTGTGTAATATGCGCTTAAATCTACCGCAGTAGTTCCGACAAGTTCCCATGTATTATTGACGTATATATATTCCTCATAGTAGTTCCCTTGTTCGGGGTCGCTACTCGGCACAAGGTAAATCGTGGTTTCCGATATATCCGACACGGGTAATGTTTGTACTACATCAATGCTGAATTGTGGAATCAAACTGATTAACTGCTTTAATTCGTTAATCGCTCCGGTCAGCGTCTTGTCCTGTGTGGTCAGTTCGCTTGTGTAATTCGTCAGGCTTGCCAGTTTGTTTGCGATTGCAATTAGCGTTGTCCTCTTACTCATGAGGCTGGCAGTTGCGCTGTCAATTTGTGAAATTGCGAGAATGTCTGCGTCGGTTAATACTGCCGCCGCGGTCAGTTCGCTGAATTTTTTTTCTGTCTCCGCCATATTATCCTCCTGTTAGTCGTGTTCTGTTACAAGGGCGATTCCGTCCTCCGTCGTGAATGCTTCTCCTGCTTCTGTTATCAAATCGAATTTTCCTACATAAAGGTTGACAAATACCAAATCATCCGCATTCTCGAATGTTAATTCAAGCAAAGCAAAGTCTGTTACGGTATCGCTTACTACTATGCTGGTCGGCGTCTGCGTATCTACTCTCACGCTATCAACCGCAGGCTCGAATGTGAGTTCAATGAGATTCCAATCTTCCGCATCTTCTTGAATCTCAATGTTGCCATCCCACTTACCATCTCCGACAAGGCCTCTACCACTACCATAAAACCACAAGCCTCCCCTCGGTATTTCAATTGTTCCACCTTGCGCCTTCATGTAGACTTCAAATGTAAAAGTAATACCTTGGTACAAACCAAGCACATACATCAAGTGTAAAACATGATTTCCGTCAAGCCATTGTTCAACCGGTTTAAAAGCTGCTTCTTCTGAATTAACAAGATATCGGACAATTCCTTTTGTGGTCTTACTTGATACAAGAGAGAAAATATCACTACCTTCTGCTGTTCCACTTGCAGTTATCACACCGGTTGTTTCGTCTTGTTCAGCGATAACATCAACATCAACTTTATCTGTTATTGTAATCGCCTTGCTTACAAGATTTATCTCCAAATGAATCAGAGCTTTCGTGGTATTATTACTTGCCAATTTTGCAATCAAGATTCGTTCTTCGGTATTATTTCCAATCGTGATTTTCTGTGTATTTTTCTGCTCGTAATCCATATATTCATTCTTGCTGACATTATCCAACAATCCCTGAATATTTTTATCGGATTTCGACATGGATTTCTTATTCTGCGGAATACCTATCAATTTGCATCGGCCATTGTACGTGTATTCATATCCCATGATGCAGAATTTATTTGTCGCACTTCCATTTCCGCCAGGAAACAAAAGCACATCTCCAAGATCATAATGAAAGCCGAATGGTATCTCGATATTCCCGGATATATATTCTATCCCGGATAATCCACTTACCATGTTATCCGCAAGAATCTTTCTGTATGCCTCTGCTCCCTGCATAAAGGGATTTGATCCAATGGTCAGTGTATATCCATCATCCGGATCCGCTGCATAATATTTTACAATCTTTTCCTCCGAAACATTCACATATATACCCGTATATGTGACTACATCATCATCATATAAGGCTCCATCATATCTGACATTTACCGGAATTGTATCATCGACAGTATCATGGAATAATCTTAATTCCAATTTACCTTCTCGATTGATTCTGGAAAAGGCATCACAAGTTACTCCTACCCAATAGAGGACGTCTCTCCATGTTTCTATATCCCCCAATTCTTCAAGAACAAGTGGTTGTGTCCCATTTGGAAAATTCCTGACTTGTGTCTCCGTCATCCCTAATTCAACACCACATTCTCTGCATGCAAGGGATAAAAAATCATAAGGTGTTCCACTACTTCCAACAGATACACTCGCCATCTTATCGAATAGAATCATATCATCATAGGCAGTAAAACTTACCATTCCATTTGTATGTTTAGCCTCATCAATTCGATATCTTTTGGATGGATAAGGAATCTGATATTGACCTATTGTAACAACCGGAACAATATATTTTCCTTTCCATAGATTTCTGCCAATATTCAATCCATGTAATGTCCCGGTTAATTGTCCAATCGCTGCATTTCCTAAATTGAAAATGGATGGATTCGATGCTTTATTCGATACGGTGAAATTCCCTACCACATTTTTACGCGAAAAGGGGATATCCCCCACTGTGCCCTGTAAGGAATATCCCTGAATATTTTGTTTTGCCTCTTCAACATAAGCGTACATCACCACTCCGTCTCAATCAAATCAAATGCTACATCCCACAATCCCAATGTTACCTCTAAATCTTCGGATTTCTCCACCTTTGCTTTGCTGAAATTTCGCATCCTCATTTTCCGTATGACATATCTATTCAATTCCTGATCGTAGATGCTTACTTGAATCAAATTCCTTGATTTGGCATAGTTTTGAAAAAACAACATCCATGTATCAACCACTCTTGTTCCAACGTTGACTGATAGCTTATCTGTTTTTTTTATTTGGATGATATCGGATCCATCCTCTGCCATTCCAACATTCTCAACTATATTATAGCTTTCCGACCATGTTTTTGTAAATGGGATTTCTCTGTTATCGAATTTTACCGGATAATCTCTTAACATCATCTGCCTCCCTGCTTATAGTTTGCCCGATCGATGGCCTTAATAACTGCCGTATCAAGCAATTCGTTGCCGAAATAAATCGGAAATATCCAATCGCCGCCGCCTGCTCCTGCTGCCTGCACGGTTATTCCGCCGGAAACCGTTTTGGAAAGTCCGCCCATCGCTCCGTCAACCACTCGCATGTTTCCTTCGATTCCTTCGGCGAGTCCCAGGTCCACAAATTTCCCGTATTCCTCGAAGAGCTTTGATGGACTCGATATTTTCAGCGCGCCCTTAAATACACCGGAGACCTTTTCCGCCACGCCGGATATCACTTCCGTTACGGCCTGAATTTTTTCTTTAATTCCGTCAATAAATCCATTCATTATGTTCTGGCCGGCTTCTTTGAAATTTGTGACAAAAGATTTTATTTTATCGAGACCATTTTGAATAACTTTGGCTACGGCGATTCCAATGTCCATGAGGACTTGGTTGTCCATCATTCCATCGACTGCGCTTTCGAATGCGTCCATTCCGGCCTGCTGCATCTCCGGCCAATGCTCTTTGAATCCCTCTACAATGGCAGTAAAAATCTCGGGCAAATGGGATAAAATTTGAGCAATCACAGCCGGAATTATTAAGAGACTGGCAATCGTTAATTTCAAAATTGCCTGACTCAATAATGGTGCATTTTTCATCAATGAAACAATCACGCCGCTAATAATTTGGGGCAAAGCACCGGCGAGCATGGTCACAATTTCCGGGGTTAATTCTATGATAGCGAACAAAATTTGAATCACCGCATTTGTCACCATTGTGCTGGCGCTTAAAATAAAATCTACAATTCCAACAATTATATCCGGCAATGCAGAAATCAAAATTGGCAATCCATCATTCAAAATAAAATCGGCAATTGTTTGAATTAAAGAAAGCAAATTTTCTAAAATTATCGGCGCATTGGAAACAATTGCAGAAATGATTTCTAACACCGCATTTAACGCAATTGGTAATAATGTAGGCAATTCGCTATTCAGGCCTTTAATTAGCATTATAATCACGTCCGCGCCCATCTGTAAAAGTTTTGGCGCATTTTCTGTCACAGACCCGCCAATTGCAGAAATAATTTTAAATCCAACCTCGGCAAATTTCGGTACCTTATCCATTGCAGACTGAATAAAATTATCAATTCCCTCTTCAATCTTCTCAGCACCCAGATCATAATCCCCGGTGGTAAATGCAGTTAATCCATCCATTACCATTGTGATTCCAGGCAGGAAATCACTTACAAGATTTCTCTTTAAACCGTCAAATCCCGTCTGTAAATCCTGTAATGTATCTTGATATGCGGCAGCAGCTTTTACCGCCTCATCACTCATTACACCGCCAAGCTCATGCACCCGGTCTTTCATTGCCTGCGTATCTTCTGCGGAAGTATTCAGTAATGCTCCTAATTCTGTTGCGCCTCGTCCTAATAACTGCCCTGCGAGATAGGTCCGTTCTGTTTCGTTCTCTACATTCTGTAGTGCTGTAATGGTTGAATTAAAGAGTTCCTCGTTACTCATATTTGCGATTTCTTCCTGCGTGATTCCGAGTCTCCCAAATGCTTCATTC